AGCCTCTGCCCTACTTCTCGCTGCTCCAGATGTATCGCCACACGACTGGTGATACCCCGGGACTTCCTGGTGTCTACATGTACTCGTTTGCGCTGGACCACGACCAGTATCAGCCCAGTGGAGCCGTCAACGGCAGTCTCTTCAACAAGGTCATTCTACGGTTGACGCTCCAGCAGCCGCTTCCGCAGGCGAGCACGACAACAGGAGCCGCGACCACCAGCATTGTCTGCGTCCTCAAGTCCACGATCTTCAGCCAGAATCCGACCATCATTCCGGCAGCCAATGTGAACATGCGCAATCCCGACGGAAGCCTCGTCTACAATCCGAGCGACCTCGTGACCGTTGTCCAGGGCAATGACAACGTCATCTTTGTCTACACCTATACCGTGGGCGTCTACGTGGAAGCGATCAACTTCCTCCGCATCGTGTCGGGTCTCGGCAATCTAGTCTTTGCGAATTAATAACAATGGTGTCCATCCAGTCGGCAACCTTTGGAGACGACTTCGCCTCCACAAACGTTCTCAAATCCCTGCAGGACAAGCTTGCATCGGGAGGCGCGATTGACATGACGGTGGATTCCTCCATCATTCCGCTGGTGGACAGAGCCAGCGGCGTAGGGACGACGACCTTGAGTGGTCCCGAACAGGCTGAGGTCAAAGCGCTCGCAGAAGATGTCTGCGGTCCGAGTGACCAAACCTGTCTGGACATCAAAACGCAGGAATTCGCAGAGAAAAAGACCAAGGAGAAAGAGACTGCGAACATCAATTCTGCGAACATCGTCAAGGGACGTCGGTTGACGGTCACCTATACGGATGCCAACGGGCAAACGCGCACTGCGAAAATCCCGGAAGGGCAGAAGTTTGCCCTCGGAGAGAAGGCTGGAGAACCGGATCCGGGGTTTGATTACGAATCCGCCATGAGCCCATGGAAAAACCTCGCAGCGTCTATCTGGGCCGTCATCGGGACGGCGGTGCTCACCTTTCTCTACGTCTCCAGTATCGTCATTACCCTGACGACCTACACCGAATATGGGATGCGGTATGTGACCATCGCTATGACGGCGCTCTCGGCCGTTCTCCCACTGTCTGGATTTGGTCTCTCCTTCTTTGCGCCCGCCATTGCCGAGTTCATCCGCGCCAATGGGATCGTCACAGCCAAGGTGGCGGCAGAGGAAGGCAGCTGAGGTTTTTAGCGCCTCTGTATAATGCTCGACGCACGTTGGGTTGTTGCCGGAGCCATTGTCGGAATGTTGATTTCAACCGTTCTCGTCCCCCCGACTCGCCGCGTCAAGGTGCTCCCCTCCCCCGCGGATTCAAGCCCGTATCATGTGGACTCGGGCTGTGTCCGGTTCGTGTCGGAAGAGGTTCCCTGCACAGCTGATCCCACGTCACTGAATTTGCTCGCGAGTACATAATGGCGTTCGTCACCGGAGAGCGTGTTTCGTTTGCGATTCAGCGCGCCGCACCCTTCTTCTCTTTCCTGATTGGGCTGGGAGTCTTTGTTCTGCTCTTTCACCGGACGTATACAGCTGAAAAGACGCCAGCCCTCCCCCTCAAGGACATGGTGGACAAAGTTGTTCGGCTGGACGGGAAATGCTTCAAATACCGCGTAGAAGACGCGTCGTGCGAAAGCTCCTCTCCTTCATAAACAAATGGACGATTCAACTTCGCTAGATGCGCTCCTCCCGTCGCCCCAGGGTCCTCAGTCTCAGCCTCCCATGATGGGCGTTCCGAGTGTCATGTCGGGCGGCCACTCCGCGATGGCGCCGTCGTTCAAGCCGAGCCTCCCCGCCATGCGCTTTATGCTCTCCAACACCACCCTCTACATCGCCATCTTCCTTGCGGGTGCCATCATCTCGCTCTCCGTTCCCCGCAATCTCCTCCTCCAGTACGTTCCGAACGCCTACACCTCCGGGGGCGTCGTCAGCTGGACGGGTGCAGCCATCCTAGGTGGTGCGACGGTTGTCCTCACGAACCTCCTGAATACCTTTTTGTCGGGCCTCTTTGGCTGAGAGCAAGGCCTTGAAGACCGCTGTTAACATAGACACGTTGTGGGCATGATGCCTTCGGTCAGAATGCCGATTGTGTTCGGCCCCAATCATCAACTGACGAATTCGGTAGATCTCGAGATCTAGAGTTCCTTGCTCAAGCACTGTACGTATATACCCTCCGATATCCATCGGAAAACGGACCGCCTTGTCTTCACGGCGACCGTTTTTACACACACAATGGAGCGCTTCACGTCACTCGGATTTCAGGAGATGGATGCCACGATGCTCAGCGACGCCTATGATGCGATTACAGCCACCGATCTCTGGGAGTACTTCCGCCGCCCCTCCACCCCCGGAAAGGATGGGTTCATGTTCAGTTCCGACCCTGAACTCTCCGCCCTCAGCGCCCGCATGATGTTCAAGGGACACAGTGGAGCCTCGTTTGCCTGGACACTTCGGCAGATGGAACTGATCGCCAAGGACGGATGGGAGCTCTATGCGAACCGCCGGCGGATGCAGAAGGCCACCGAGCAGCTTCGCCATGAAGAAGAGCTCTCGCGGGTTCGGGCGGGTCGGGCGTGTCCCTGCCGGCAAGAGAAGGGGTTCACGTCCGGATGGTGTGGAGTCGCGGGTGGGGGAGTTCCTGCGTGTGACCATTAAAAGACAACTCCCCGGGAAGAGGTAGATGCTGGCCCCGGTTCCAGACTATCTTCGCCAGCCTCCCGCCTACTTCCATCCCCGCATCCTCGTCGGGCCTGGATCGGTGCTGACCCCACCCTTTGTCCGCAAATACGGGATTTCCCACGTCATCAACTGTGCCTTTCCAGGAGATAGTCCGCCATGGTTCAGAGACGTCAGCCCGACGCGCTACGTCTGTCTGTGTGCCCCGGACAGTCCGCATCACAACATTTTAGACTGGTATCCTCTGTTTGAGGAGACTCTCCAACGCTTTTTGCGCGAGACCTCTCATGGCGTCGTCTACGTCCATTGCCAGGCCGGAATCAACCGCAGTGCGTTTCTGGCTCTCACCTATGTGTGCCGCAAGTTCTACGGGGATGGCGAGACAGAGCTGGTGGCCCTCAAGCGCCAACGACCCTGCATGTTTCAAAATCAGGTCTACAGGAGGCAGGTGTTGAACTTCCTAAATGGATGTGTTCCGCGTGCGGAAAATCCGGGACTCCCCCTCGGGAGCTCAAGCGACGGGGACATTGGACTCCATGCACAAGGACGTAGTGCAGACCCTGCGGGAGTTGACGCTGAGCCAAGACGAGCATCGGACTGAGTTGCAGGACCTTCGGACTGAAATCTCAGAGCTGGTGTCGACCAACGAGATGGCCAATGTTGTTCAGGCCACACATCTTCAGACCAAGGCTCGCGAGCTTGAACTGGAACTCTCCGAGTCCAATCCCGTGGAGGACTACTACCTCAAAAACATGGACCTGCTGATGGAGTACTACAAGAAGCAGGACGCGGTTGGACTTCCGATTCCCTCGGCTCCGCGGGATGCCGGCACGTTTCTGAAGTTCTTTGCCGGAGGAGCTGCTGAAGCCGGTCCGACGCGCAAGCAGATGTTTGACGAGTATGCCCATCGCATGAAGCTCTCGTCGGGTCCGGAGATGACCCAGCAGATGACAGAGCATTGCTTGTCGTGCAACGTGGCGCGGGAGGAGATCTCGTCGGAGGGAATTCTCGTCTGCCCCAAGTGTGGATCAGAAGAGTATGCCTTGGTGGTCTCGGACTTTCCGAGTTTCAGGGATCCGCCCAAGGAGCGGAACAATTACGCGTACAAGAAGATCAACCACCTCAACGAGATCCTCAACCAGTTTCAGGCCAAGGAATCCACCATCATTCCCGAGGACGTGATGAACGAGGTCGTCCTGGAACTCAAAAAGCGGCGGATTACGAATGTGGCCGATTTGTCGGAGGAAGACATACGCCAGATCCTGAAGAAGCTTGGACGGTCCAAGTACTACGAGCACCGGACCCATATCCTCAGCCGCCTGAACGGGAATCCACCACCGACGATTACGCCGGAGATTGAAGAGAAAATCCGGGCCATGTTCCAGGAGATTCAGGCGCCGTTTCTGCTGTACTGCCCCGATGACCGCACGAATTTCCTCAGTTACTCGTACATCCTCTACAAGTTCTTTGAACTGCTGGAGCTGGATGAGTACAAGGTCTACTTCCCGTTACTGAAGAGCCGCGACCGTCTGATCGCCCACGACATCATCTGGAAGCGCATCTGTTCCTATCTCAGTTGGGAATACATTCCGTCGACGTGAGTGTGGACTCCAGTTTCGCCTTTGCATTGTCGCGGATCTGTTTCGCCTCGTCAAGTGACTTTCTCCACCCAACGTAGTGCTGCGTGGCGTTGAGCTTCAGTTTGACCAGATAGGATTGCCTGGATTCGTACCAATAAATCCCGTACATCTCTCCGTCGTGACGATGCGTGTTCACTGCATTCTCGGTTTGCGTACACCACCGCAAGTTCTCCAACCGATTATCTGTCTTGATTCGGTTGATATGGTCAACGTATGGCTTCTTTGCCGGATTGGGCAAAAAACACTCAGCGAGCAAACAGTGAAGGTATTTCTTGACATACTGTCCATTCTCCCGCAGTTTAACACTGTAATATCCGTGCGGTTCCAGATACGGCTTCATCTGACGTCCACCATACCCTCTCACGTTTCCCAGACTTGAAACCTGATAGGGTTGTACGGAAACGTCTCTCCAGAGTTCGTCGTCCATTGCTAGAGTTACGATATAGTCCCTAAGCCGGTATTCATCAGCTCGGTGTAGAGACTCGTTCAAGAACGTCCAGTCTGGTCTGAATCTGCGTCAGCATCTCAAGGATAGGCTCAAGATCCGCGACTCTCTGGCAGGCGTGGACCCTCTCGTGCCACTGTTTTCTGTGCTCGAAGGTTTCAATGCTCTTTTTCGTTTGATTCACGATGGTCTCAAGCCTCTTCAATGGATTCGGCTTCTTCTCTGCCGCGAGTTTCGCTTCAAGTCGCTTCTGTTCCTCCAGCGCTGCAAGCTTGAGGCGCATCGCCGCGATGTCTTCGTCAAGGTGAGACATTTTTGAATGGCCTTGGTCGCTGAACGACGAGTCCGTTTTACGAGCTCAACACAACCGTCTCCGGTCCATCTTCGGAGAGGTCATCGTCTTCCCGCTGGAGGAAATAGGTATAGAAGACCTCGCTCCAGACCTTGTCCTTCCACTCGTAGACGCCATCCTTGTTCAGGACGATCATGTCCTTGATGTCTAGCGGCACATCCAGAAGCTTGTGACGCTCGGCGTACTGACGGTTCTTGCGCGATCCGTGGTAGAGGTGAAAGACATCGCCTGGGCACATCGCGATCCGAGGACTGGGGAGTTTCCGATAGGCGGCATAGGACTTCTTCATCGCAAGGGGGAGGGACTTGAAAGTCGCGCGGAACTCCTTGTTCAGCCACTTGGCAGACGACAGCGTATCTCCGCTGCCCGACACGGCCCAATCATAGAAGCCCACCTCGCGATACCACTCGCGACGGAACGCCCATCCGAAGCCTGGGTGATACTTGAAGTCCCAGTAGGGCCCCTGGATTCCGACAACGGACTCCCGGCGCATCTCCGACTTTGTATACGTCAAATCCAGCCAGGTGGCGTGGGAAAAGGGGTGAACGACATCGTGGGTGTTCAGAAGCTTGGACGTCTCCGCGTACCACGTGTCATCGGCGAAGACGACGTCGGCATCTAAAAAGACGATCTTCTTGTACTTGCGCGGAATGC